GCGCATACGCCGCACTGGCTTTTGCGTTCCGGTACTCGATGCAGCAGTACTCGCCGACCCCGATGGCCCGGCTGATGCGTGGCAGCATCGGTTCAGGCAAGGGGCTGGTCGGTCTCGACGGCGCCGCACAGGCCGGCATCATCCGCGCCGAGGTCGAGACGCTGCCCGAGTTCGAGCGATTCTCGATCATGGCCCGCTTCGCGTTTGAACCCCGCGAGGGTCTGACCGCGAAAATGGGTCTGATCATCCCGGCGACGTCATCGCTGGGAACGGGGGTGCACAAATACCGCATGGTGGACGCCCTGGTGCAGCGGTATTACGGCAAGAAAGTGCACCTAAAAGACCTGGCTGAGGCCTACGGCATGCACGCGAACACGATGACGGACCGCTGGCGTTGCATCCGGCGCATCCTGACCGAGATCGAGAATCGGGCCATGGATCGGATCGAGGCGAAGTTTCAGGAGACGGGGCTGATCCCTGAATAAAAAACTTGACGTTGTGATTTTTACCCCTAGAATCAGCCGTAATTCGATACCTTCGATAACTCACTCCAAAGCCCGGACACGCTAAAGCGACCGGGCTTTTTTGTTGCCTCGTCTCCTCCTCCGTGCCTTACAGCGCGGGCTTTCCCGACCAACAGCACATTCGTTGGCGGGGTTTTTATTCCGGCTAGTAAAAGCACCATGAGCGAATTGCGGATCACGTCACGCCGAGTCGACGACCTGATCCCCTACGCCCGCAATTCGCGCACGCACTCCGACGCCCAGGTGGCACAGATCGCCGCGAGCATCCGCGAGTTCGGTTGGACGAACCCTGTCCTGGTCGATGGCGAGAACGGCATCATCGCGGGCCACGGCCGCGTGCTGGCAGCCCGCAAGCTCAACCTCGACGAAGTGCCGGTCATCGAGCTGGGCCACATGACGGCGACGCAAAAGCGCGCCTACATCATCGCGGACAACAAGCTGGCCGAGCAGGCGGGCTGGGATTCCGAACTGCTGGCGCTCGAGCTGGGCGAGCTGCAGGCCGAAGGGTTCGACCTCGACCTGCTTGGGTTTGAGCCTGCCGAGCTGGGCGACCTGCTGGAGCTGCCGGCCAAAAGCGGCCTGACCGACGACGACGAAACCCCAGAGCCTCCGGCAGTTCCGGTATCCCAGCCAGGCGACGTGTGGCGCCTTGGTAACCACCGCGTTATGTGCGGCGACAGCCTGAGCATTGATCACGTTTCCCGCCTGATGGACGGCCACAAGGCCGACCTGATCGTCACCGACCCCCCATACAACGTCGCCTACGAGGGCGGAACAGCCGACAGGCTGACGATTCAGAACGACTCCATGTCTGGAGAGGCGTTTTTCCGCTTCCTGCTGGATGCCTACACGGCCATGTTCTCCGTGGCCAAGGATGGTGCCGGCCTGTACGTGTTCCACGCCGACAGCGAAGGCATGAACTTCCGTAAGGCGATGACCGACGCTGGCTTCAAGCTGGCTCAGTGCTGCGTCTGGGTGAAGCAATCCCTGGTGATGGGGCGGCAGGATTACCACTGGCAGCACGAGCCGGTGCTGTATGGCTGGAAGCCGACCGGAGCACACCGCTGGTACAGCGATCGAAAGCAAACGACCGTCTGGAATTTCGACAGGCCCAGCCGAAACGACGTGCACCCGACCATGAAACCGGTGGCTCTGATCGAGTACCCGATCATGAACAGCAGCCGCGGCGGCGACTTGGTTCTCGATCTCTTCGGCGGATCCGGCTCAACGCTGATCGCATGTGAGAAAACTGGACGGCACGCCAGGCTGATGGAACTGGATCCACGTTATTGCGACGTGATCGTAAAACGCTGGCAGGACTTCACCGGGCAGGTTGCCGTGCTTGGCGAGTCTGACATGACCTTCGCCGACATCGAGGCATCCCGGAAAGAACCAGAACATGGCGCGGCCGAGCTTTGAGCCGACGCCCGAGCAGCGCGACATGGTCGAGCAGCTGGCCGCGTTCGGCATCCCGCAGCCTGACATCGCTAACTTCGTAAAGGGCAAAAACGGCAAGCCGATCACCGAACGCACGCTGCGGAAATACTTCCGGACGGAACTCGACGGCGGATCGGTGAAGGCCAACGTCAAGGTCGCCAAGGGCCTGTTCAAGAACGCGGTCACGCCGACCGAGACACACCCGGGCGGAAACCCGACGTCACAGATTTTCTGGCTGAAGACGCGGGCAGGCTGGAAGGAAGCGCCAAAGCCGCTTGAACTGACCGGCAAGGACGGTGCACCGATCGAGCACACGGACATGACGCCGAGCGAGTTCCGTAAGATCGCCCAGCAGATCGTCGACGATGTATGACGCCCAAGGAAAGGCGTGTCGCCGCGGAGCTCGCGCGGACTGACCTGTATTTCTTCTCTCGCTGGATGTTCCAGCAGCGACGCGGCTACAAGTGGAAGCGGGCCGTGCACCACAAGGCTGTCTGCGATGCACTCATGCGGGTGTTCCGCGGCGAGACAACGCGGCTGATCATCAACATCCCGCCGCGCTACTCGAAGACCGAGCTGGCGGTGGTGAACTTCATCGCCTGGGCGCTCGGGCAGGTGCCTGACGCTGAGTTCATCCACACCAGCTACTCGTCGCCGCTGGCGATCAACAACAGCGTGCAGGTTCGCTCGCTGGTGCAGCACGAGGCCTTCGGCGAGATTTTCCCGAAGTGCCGCACGGCCAGCGATGCCAAGGCGCACTGGACGACCACCAACGGCGGCGTGATGTACGCGACCGGCGCCGGCGGCACGATCACCGGCTTCGGTGCCGGCAAGGATCGACCAGGCTTCGGCGGCGCGATCGTCATCGATGACCCGCACAAGGCCGACGAGGCGCGCAGCGATGTTGTGCGTAATGGCGTCATCGAGTGGTTCCAGAACACGCTCGAAAGCCGGAAGAACAGCCAGGACACGCCGATCATCCTGATCATGCAGCGCCTGCACGAGAAAGACCTCGCAGGCTGGCTGCTCGACGGTGGCAACGGCGAGGAATGGGAGCACGTCTGCCTGCCGGCGATCAACGAAGACGGCACGGCGCTGTGGCCAGAAAAGCACAGCATCGAAGTCCTGCGCCGGATGGAGCAGGCAGCACCGTATGTGTTCGCCGGGCAGTACCGGCAGTCGCCGTCGGCACCCGAGGGCAACATTTTCCGCCCCGGCATGATGGACGTGGTCAACGCCATTCCGGCCGGCACCCGTTTCGTTCGCGGCTGGGACTTCGCGGCAACGCTCGACGGTGGCGACTGGACCGTGGGCGGCAAGCTCGGGCTGATGCCTGACGGCCGCTGGATCATTGCTGACATCGATCGCAGCCAGGGCGGCCCCCACGAAGTCAGGGCCACGGTCAAGAACACCGCCGCCCGCGACGGCCACGCGACACGCATCCGCATCCCACAGGACCCAGGACAGGCCGGCAAAGCGCAGGCGGTCAACTTCACGGCAATGCTGTCCGGCTACACCGTCACTGCGCTCCCGGTCACCGGCGACAAGGTGACTCGCGCCGAGCCGTTCGCCTCACAGGTGAACGTTGGCAACGTCGTGATGCTGAAGGCCGACTGGAACGACAAGCTGATCGCGGAAATGCGCATGTTCCCCAACGGCTCGAACGATGACCAGGTGGACGCGCTGTCGGATGCATTCTCCGAGATGAACGTGAATTCCTTCGGACTGCTCGACCACATGAGCCAGGCCGTGGCTGACATGCAGGCTGCCAAGGAAAAGCGGCCAGACCAACCATGAACAGACCAACCCACAAAAACGGAACCGCCATGCACGACAACGGGATTGGAGAAGCCGCTAAGGCCGCATCGTACCTCGGGCTGACTGGGGTAATTGTTGGGCTCGGCCAGCTGCTCGCCAGCCCCGAGAAGATCACGTTGCGAATCGCTATCGGGCGCGCGATGAGCAGCGCAGGCCTCGGCGCTTCCTCAGCGGCAATCCTGGTGTGGGTTCCAGACCTGCCGATGTCGGCGCAGTTCGGCGTGGCCGCCCTGATTGCCAGTCTCGGCACATCGGGCCTTGAGCGGTTGTTTCAGAAATTCATCGGCAGATGACATGAACCTCGCCGCCAAAGCCCAGGGCCGGATCATTCACCAGTCTTTCGACGTGACGATGATCCCGAAACAGGGCGGCGTGCTTGGAGATACCGACCCGGCTTGGGAAATCGGTGTCGGCCTCATGCGTGAGGCAATGCTGGTGCTGCAGGCGGCGGCCGAGAAGGAAGGCTTCGAAGTGAAAATCGAATTCGGACAGGTGGTGTACTGATGAACGAACCCGCATGGCTGACTGAAGCCCGTAAACACATCGGCACCAAGGAAATTCCAGGCGCCAAGCACGAACCGAAGATCCTCGCCTGGTGGAAGGCAATCAAGCGCGGCGGCATCAAGACGGATGAAGTGCCATGGTGCGCCGCATTCGTGGGCGGATGCCTCGAGCACGTCGGCATCATTTCCAGCCGCTTCGAGTCGGCGCGATCCTATTTGACGTGGGGCGTGCCGTTGAAGGCTCCGGTGCTGGGCTGTATCGCGGTGCTGTCACGCGCCGGCGGTGGGCACGTTTTCTTTGTGACCGCGGACGATGGCAACGGGCGCTTGATGGGCGTCGGCGGCAACCAGAACGATCAGGTGAGTCTCGCCGCGTTCAGCAAAGACAGGGTTCTCGGCTATCGCTGGCCGAAAGCCGTGCCCGTTCCAACCGAGCCGCTGCGCATCATCGGCAGCACGCTGCGCAACTCCATCAACGAGGCGTAAGGGTTGCCCCTGACCATCATGGGCTACCTGCTGTCGGCGTTAACTTCGTTCTGGGACTGGGTGGACGACCGCGCCGTGGTGCGCCGTGTCGTGCTGTTCATCACGGTCTACATGAGCTACGCGTCGTTCATGTGGGCGGCGCGCTTCGCGGAGACGACGGACAAGACCGGCGCCGAAGTCGGACTGATCATCGCCGCCGTCACCGGCCCGGTCGCCGCGCTTCAAGGTTTCGTACTCAAGGTCTATAGCGAGGCGCGCAGCGCATGAACCTGATCCCAATGCCCTACCGCATTCTTGCCGTCGTGCTGGTCGCGCTGGCGCTACTGGCCGGGGGCTTCTACACCGGCTACGACTGGCACCGCACCAAGACAGACGCCGCGATGGTGAAGGAACGCGAAGCCCAGCTGGTGCAGCTCAATGCTCAGATCAAGCGTGCTGACGCGGCGAGCGAGAAACTCGCAGCCGCCGAAGGCCGCATCGTCACCAAAACCGTGGAGGTCATCAAATATGTCCCACAAGTTACTACTGGCCGGCTGTGCCTCGATGCTGTTGCTGTCGGCATGCTGCAACCCGACTACCCGTGGGGAACCGATAAAGCCACCGGCAAGCATGCTGCAGAAAGTCCCAGCCACGCTGCCGCCTCTGATCGGGACGTTGCCTACTGGATCGCCGACGCCAACCGCAGCTACGAAACCTGTGCCGAGCGATTGAACGCGCTGGCGGACTGGTTTGATCACGATGCTGTACCGCCTTCAAGCGGTTTTTAGTTTCCGCCCCCCCTATGCCTGAACGCAAATTTCTCGACTCCGGCCTCGTCGCCCGTGTCGCCGCCGGCTTTCGCTATGCGCTGACCGGCAACACCCCGGACGAATGGTTCGGCCCGATGACGCCGCCGGCGCCGGCCGTCACGCAGGAGAACGCGGAAGCCTCCGGCGTGGCTGGCCGCCAGTTCGACTACCGCACCGGGATCAACGTCGACTTTCGCCCCCGCAGCGGCGAGGCGGTTGGGTTCTCCGAGCTGCGCGCGTTCTCTGACAACTATGACCTCTTGCGCCTGGTGATCGAGACGCGGAAGGATCAGCTTTGTTCGTCTCAGTGGACGATTCAGCCACGCGACGAGGCAGCGAAAGCCGACGCGCGCTGCAAAAAGGCGATCGAGTTCTTCCGCATGCCGGATCAAGAGCACGGCTGGGAAAGCTGGCTGCGCATGCTGCTGGAAGACCTGTTCGTGATCGACGCGCCGACGGTTTATGTCCGCAGAACGAACGGTGGCGACCTGTACGCGCTTGAACCAATCGACGGCGCGACCATCAAGCGGGTGATCGACGCCACCGGCCGCACGCCGATTGATGGCACGGCCTATCAGCAGATCCTCAAGGGCGTGCCGGCGGTGGACTACACCCGCGACGAGCTGATCTACAAACCCCGCAACCTGCGCACGCACAAGGTGTATGGGTTCAGCCCGGTCGAGCAGATCATCAACACGGTGCACATCGCTCTGCGTCGCCAGATCATGACAACCAGCTACTTCACCGAGGGCACGGTTCCCGACGCGCTGGCCGGCGTGCCGGAGTCATGGACGGTCGAGCAGATCGGCACGTTCCAGAAGTATTGGGACCAGCTGCTGTCCGACGACATGGCCAGCCGCCGCAAGCTGAAGTTCGTGCCCGGCGAAATCTCGAAGAACTTCCACGAAACGAAGCAGCCGCCGCTCAAGGATATGTTCGACGAGTGGCTGGCGCGCATAGTGTGCTACTGCTTCAGCATCGACGTGACGCCCTTCGTCGCGCAGGTAAACCGCTCGGTGGCCGAAACGAACCGTGAGCAGAGCCTGGCAGAGGGCCGCGCGCCCATCGAGCAGTGGGTGAAGTCGCTGATCGACATGGCGCTGGTCAAGTTCTTTGGCTGGCCTGATCTGGAGTTCGTCTGGCAGGAAGGCGAGATCATCGACCCGATCAAGCGCGCCGAGCGCCACAAGCTGTATGTCGATGCCAAGGTGCTGCACCCGGACGAAGTACGCGCCGAGCTTGGCAAGCCACCCCTGACGCCCGAGCAAAAGGCCGACATGACGCCGCCTCCGCCGGTGAAACTGGCCGGCCCTGACGACGAAGACGACGACCCGGACCATGTTGCCGGCGCTGGCAAAAAGGTGGGTGACAAGAAGGACGACAAGGCACTCGGTAAAAAAAAAGCTCTACTGAAGCCGATCAACCGGGAGCGTCCGGCAGTCACGAAGGCTGCGGCTGCCATCCGCAAGGCCTGCCTCGCCTACTTTGACGAGATCCGCGATTCGGTCGCGGAGCAGCTTGGCAAAGCGCTGAATGGCACCGGCAAGGCTGACGATCCCGAGGGCGATGAGGACGTCGTGACAACCATCATTGCCGGGCTCGACCTCGGCAAGTGGGCGGCGCTGGTGGCGGTGCTCGGTACCGAACTTGCCGCGCTCTACGTCGAGGCCGCTAAGAAGGCCGCCCAGCAGATCGGCGCGAAGCTGTCGGTCGATGCGCTTGATCTGGCCAACGAGCACGCCATCGAATTTGCCCGCCAGCGCGCGGCCGAGATGGTCGGCATGAAGTGGGTGGACGGCGATCTGGTGCCGAACCCGGACGCACAGTGGCGGATCGACGAAGGCACGCGCGAGATGCTGCGTGGCGACGTGCGCCGGGCCCTGCAGGAAGGCTGGAGCAATGAACAGGTAGCCAAGGCGCTGGCCGACAGCTACGCCTTTTCGGAAAAGCGGGCGATGGTGATTGCCCGCACCGAGACCGCGCGCGCCGACGTCGAGGGAAACCTGACCGGATACCGCGAGCTGGGCGTCGCCAAGAAGCAGTGGCTCACCGCGCCGGACTGCTGCGACGCATGCCATGAGCTCGACGGCATGATGGTTGGAATCGACGACGAATTCCCCGGCGGTGCCGGCGGCCCTCCGCTGCACCCGAACTGCCGCTGCGACGTTTTACCCGTCATCGACGACTGATCCACCGAGCAAACCCGAATAGGCCCGCACATCGCGGGCTTTTTCTTTTCTGGAGATCCACACCATGAGCATGAAACGACTCTACGCAGAAATCGCCAAGACCGAAGCCCAGGAAGACGGCACGATCAAGGTCTACGGCTACGCCAGCAGCGGCGCCGAGGATAGCGACGGCGAAACCATCACCTCCGATGCGATGAAGACCGCCCTGCCCGACTACATGAAGTTCGGCGCGGTGCGCGAGATGCACGACGCCAAGAAGGCCGCGGGCACGGCGATCGAGGCCGAAGTGCAGGATGACGGCCGCACCTGGTTCGGCGCACACGTCGTCGACCCCGTCGCGGTGAAGAAGGTCGAAACCGGCGTCTACAAGGGCTTCAGCATCGGCGGCAAAGTGACCGGACGGGATGACCTGAACAAGAAGCTCATCAAGAGCATCAAGCTGGTCGAGGTATCGCTCGTGGATCGCCCGGCCAACCCGGAGGCGGTGTTCACCATGTTCAAGGCCGAGACGGTCGACGGCCAGCCAGGCGACGAAGGCGAGACCGCCGAGAAGAACGACGACCCAGCCAGCGGCGAGGATCTGCAGAAAGGCATGTACAGCGTCGGCCGCTTCGCTGAAATGCTCGAATCCGTCTCCTACATGGTTGGCTCGGCCGCGAGCGAGGCCGAGTACGAAGGCGACAACAGCCCCATTCCTGCCCAGCTGCGAGACTGGCTGAAACAGGGTGCCGTGATCTTCACCGGCATGGCAGCCGAGGAAGTGAACGAGCTGGTCGCCATGAGCGATGCGAAGAAGGCCGAGGCGGCAGACGCGCTGCAGAAGGCCGGCGCCCGCTTCTCCAAAGCCACCAAGGCCGCGCTGGGCGACCTGCACAAGATGGTCAAGGCCGCAGACGAGCACCTCGGGAAGATGGGCTACGCCGAGGCCGAAGAAGCCGAGGACGAGAAGACCAAGACCGAAACCATTTCCGACGAAGACGCGCTGCAGAAAGCATGCGTCGAGATCGGCTGCCCCGAAGACACTCCGGCCGCTGACTGGATCGCCAAGGTGACGGGCGAACTGAGCGAACTGCGCGAGGTTGCCAAGGCAGCGGACATCGAAGGCGACACCCCTGCCGCGCTGGTCGGGGCTCTGACCAAACGACTCAAAGACCAGGGCGACGAGATCGCCAAGCTCAAAGACCAACCCGCCCCACCCAAGGGCTACGCCAACGGCGTCGCGCTCAGCAAGGCCGATGACCGCGCCGGCGGCGACGCCAAGGAAGTCGCGCCGGTGACCACCAGCAACGGCGAGGAAAACGAAGTGGCAACGCTGATCAAGGCTGCGCAAACCAGCCCGATCCGTATTGCCTGACAGATCACCCACTGGGTGTAAAACCGCCGGGGGTGTTCCCGGCAAGCTTGACTAAAGGAGACGCGCCATGGGTGCTATCAATAGTGACGAACTGCTTGCGCTGGTCAAGACCGCGCAGGCACAAGCGGTCGATGAACTGACCAAGAATTTCAACCAGCCGGGCTCGGCGACCGCCGGCATTCAGGGTTACGACCTGGAAGCCCCGTCGAAAAAGCTCTATCCCGTCCTCTGCCCCCTGCGCAACAGCATCCCGCGCGTCGGCGGCGGCTTCGCCATTCAGGCCAACTGGAAAGCGATCACCGGCATCAACACCACCCGCGTGCGCGCCGGCGTGAGCGAAGGCCAGCGCGGCGGCCAGGTGCAACACACCTCTGCCGAGTACCTCGCCGCCTACCGCGGCATCGGTCTGGAAAAAGCCGTCACGTTCGAGGCTGACTATGCAGCCAAGGGCTTCGAGGATGTGAAGGCGCTCGCCGTGCAGCAAACCCTCGAATCGCTGATGATCGAGGAGGAGATGATCCTGCTCGGCGGCAACACTTCGAACGCGCTGGGCACCACGCCCACGCCCACGCTGGCAGGATCCACCACCGGCGGTACGCTCGCGGCGCAGACCTGGTCGGTGATCTGCGTCGCACTCGGCCTGCAGTCGTACTGGGACGTGGCTGGCCTCAACAACGGCATGACCGGTCAGTCGCTCGACCCTGCCACCGCAGCTGTGAAAGCCTCGATCACCCGCACCAACGCAGACGGCACGACCGACACCTTCGGCGCCGGTACCGCGCGGAAGTCGACCGCTGCCACCGTGGTGACGACCGGCTCGACCAGCTCCATCGCCGCCAGTGTTGCCGCCGTTCGCGGTGCTGTCGCTTATGCCTGGTATTGGGGTGCTGCTGGCGCCGAGCGCCTTGGCGCGGTCACCACCATCAACAGCTTGTCGATCACGGCCGCTGCTGACGGCGCCGCGCAGCTGGCAAGCGATCTGCCTGCCGCTGACAACTCGACCAGCGCGCTGGAGTTCGACGGTCTCCTGACCATCGCAAGCAAGGACAGCCTGGGCTCCTACTTCAACGCGCTGGCCACCGGTACGCCCGGTACCGGCACCACGTTGACGGGTGCGGGTGGCCGCATCGTCGAGATCGATACCGCGCTGGCGTCGTTCTATGACCGCTACCGTCTGCAGCCGGACAAGATTTACGTGAACTTCCGGCAGTTCCAGAAGATCACCAATCTGGTGCTGGGGCAGACCAATCCGCAGGTGATGTTCACGGTCGATGTGAACAGCCCGAAAGAGCTGGTCGCCGGTCGCAACGTCGGCAAGTACCTGTCGCCGATCACTGGCGAGGTGATTGACCTGGTGGTGCATCCGAACCTGCCGCCCGGCACGATCATGTTCCGCACCACGCGCGTCCCGTCGTATCTGGATGGCGTGTCGGATCTGTGCCGTGTGCGCACCCGCCGCGAGTATCACCAGATCGAGTGGCCGCTGCGTACCCGCAAGTACGAATACGGCGTTTACGCCGACGAGGTGCTGCAGCACTACTTCCCGCCGAGCCTCGGCCTCATCACCAACGTCGCCAACGGCTAATCGAAGGCGCACATCAAGCCCCGCTCCGGCGGGGTTTTTTCATTTCTCAAGGAGATTCACATGAGTGGAAAAATCAAACTGGTTCCGCCCGAAGGCGTGACGAGCGCATCTTTCGACGGCGTCGAATACCCGGTCGACGATGACGGCATCTGCGAAGTGCCGGCCGCTGCCGCCCTGACCCTGTACGGCTTCGGTTTCGGCAACGCGCCCGCAGCGCCGGCCGAACCCGCCAAGCCCGAGACCGCCGCCCAGAAGAAGGCGCGCGAGAAGGCCGAAGCGGAAGCCGCTGCCGCTGCTGAAGCCGAAGCCAAGGCAGCCGAGGAAGCCAAGGCCAAGGAAGGTGCTGGCGACGGCAACGCGCCCGCAGCGCCGGCCGCTGACAGCCAGTAATCCAGCATGGCGCTCACCACCACCGCCGCGGTCAAGCTCTACAAGGCCATCACCGGCAACGAGCTCGACACACTGATCGACGCGCTCGTCCCGCGCGCCAGTGCGGCAATCGAGACGTACCTGTCGCGCAAGATCGAGAGCACGGCACACGTCGAGATCCGCGACGGCAACGGTGGGCGCTCGCTGATGTTGTCGCAGTACCCGGTAACGGCCGTCTCGGCGGTCACCATCAACGGACAACCCATCCCGCAAAGCAGCGGGTTCGGCGCGGCCGGCTGGCGCCTGGCCAACCGCTCAATCGTGCTGGAGGGCTACAGCTTCGCGCGCGGCGACGCGAACGTGCAGATTGACTACACCGCCGGATATGCAACCGTTCCACCAGACATCGAGCAGGCATGCATCGAAACTGTCGTGCTGGCGCTGGAGCGCCGGTCACATATCGACGTGTCGAGCAAGAGCCTGGCCGGCGAAACGGTGAGTTTCATCACCGCCGATCTGCCGCCCTCTGCCCGCAAGGCGCTCGATCCTCACCGGCGCGTCGCTCCGCTATGAGCCTGACCGGAGAAGTCAAAGGCGACCGCGAGGTCGTTGCCGATCTGCGTCGCTTCGACGCTGCAGCACGCGGGGAAATCCACAAGGGTATCGGCCGCATCACTCTCAAGCTGCTGACCCGGGTGAAGGCCCAGAAACTAAGCGGCCAGGCGCTCAACGTTCGCACCGGTCGCCTGCGCCGCTCCATCACCCAGCGCATCGAGGCCAGCACCGCGGAAATCAGCGGCATCGTCGGCACGAACGTCGACTATGCCGCCATCCACGAATATGGCTTCAAGGGCGCCGTCACAGTGAAGCAGCACCTGCGCCTGGTCAAACAGGCGTTCGGGCACCCGTTGAAGTCGCCGGTCTGGTCGACGGTCGGCACCCACACCAAGAACGTCAGCCTGCCGGAGCGCTCGTTCCTGCGCTCGGCCCTGGCGGACATGAAAAACACTGGCGTCATCGAGGCCGAGCTCGACGCCTCCATTGCCCGCGCGATTGGGGCGACACGATGAACCGCGAGCCGATCTATTCAGCGCTGTACACGCGCCTCTCTGGCATTGCCGGGCTGAAAACAAAGTCCCGGATCCTGAAGCACTGGAACGACGTGCCGCTCGAACAGCGCCCGGCACTGTTCATGTCGCAGGGCACAGAGACGCCGATCACCAAGACCGGCGAGCCGCAGAAGTGGATGTTGTCGGTCGGCGTGCACGTGTATGTGGCGACCGATGGCACGACTCCGCCCGGAACCGTACTGAACGCGATCCTCGACGCAATCGAGGCGATTTTCCCGCTTCACCCGATCACCGGGAAACACACCCTCGACGCACCGGGCGTCGAGTGGGCACGCATCGAAGGAATGATCGAGACAGACGAAGGAACCCTCGGCAATCAAGCCGTGGCCATCGTACCAATTCAGATTTTGGCAACCTGACCGCAGGCCGCGGTCATCACATAGGAGAGCACCATGCAACTCACATTCGGCTCTGGCGATCTGTTCGCCACTCTGACGCGCGATGCCAGCGGCAACGCCATCACGACCCCGTCGCCCATCCGCATCGCCGGCCTGCAGGAAATGTCGCTCGACTTCGCGGGCGACCTGAAGGAATTCTTCGGCCAGAACCGCTTCGCGATCGCCGTCGCCCAGGGCAAGGTCAAGACCGGCGGCAAGTTCAAGGGCGCGCTGATCAACGGCCCTGCACTGAACACCCTGTTCTTCGGCGCCGGACTGACCGCCGGCACGATGAAGTCGCTGGTGGCAGACACGACCGGCACCCTGATCCCGGGCACGCCGTTCACGATCACCCCCACCGTGCCGAACACCGGCACCTGGGTCGAGGATCTGGGCGTGGTCGACGCCAACGGACGGACCATGACCCGCGTGGCGTCCGCGCCGGCCACCGGGCAATACTCTGTCGCCGCTGGCGTCTACACCTTTGCCGCAGCCGACACCGGACAGAAGGTCTATATCTCCTTCTCTTACACGTACACCGACACGGCGGCGAAGCGCATCCAGTTCCAGAACCTGCCGATGGGTTTCGCGCCAGCGATGAAGCTGCATTACCTGACATCGTTCCAGGGCAAACAGTCGCTGGTCGTGCTCGAGTCGGTCATCTCTACCAAGCTGATGATGTTCGGCACCAAGAATGACGACTTCAGCGTGCCGGAGATCGACTTCACCGCCCAGGCCGACGCCTCCGGGTTCTCCATCGGCGACATCTACACACGGGAGTAATCAAACATGGCTGGAATTGTGAAAGTGAAGGGCGTTCCATTCGACTTTAATGGGTGCGTCCTGATCATCCCCCCCCTGTCTCTCGGCGCGTATGAGCAGCTTCAGGAGCGCCTTTCTGATCTCCCTGAAGATGTGCGCGAATCCAGCTACATCGGAACCGCAATCGATACCGTTCACGCTGCGTTGCTTCGCAACTATCCGGACATGACGCGCGAGGAAGTTGGGGAACTCGTCGACTTCGGGAACATGAACGACGCGATGGAATGCGCCATGGACATATCTGGACTGAAAAGAAAGGCGCTTGAGGCGGGCCAAGGTGACGCGCCGGGGGAATCTGCTGGCCGGAACTCTACGCGTCGATCGCGTACCGCACCGGCTGGACAATCCCGCACATCCGAGAAGAGCTAGATGTGATGTTTCAATAGGTTGTTCACCCGGAAGGATCTGGGAAACTGGAGTTCTCGACGCTTCAGTACTCCCAGGGGGCCAACCGGATGAACAGCCATAAGAATGCCAGAACCACTTACGAAGGGCGCAAATTGCTTATCGAGCGCAT